GGCCTCCGGACGGCGGGGATAGTACCCCGGACAGGTGCGGATCTCACCTGCCTCGGCATGGCAGAGCCTCGACGCCCGATCGATCGCTGCGCGGTGCGTCTCGGGCAGCGCGCTCGGATCGATGCGCCCACCGGCGAGCGGGCAGCGCCACTCCGCGCGGCACGCTGCGGCGTCGCTGGCGAGCACCGCGGCGCCGCGCGGGTCTGTCTCGGACGCAGCGCGCTCGGCTAGGTCGCAGCCACAGGCCGCGTCGCCGAGCGCTTCGGTCAGGGCGACGCTACCGACCCAGCCCAGTAGCCGAAAGGGCCTCGGGCGGCCTTCGGCAGACGCGACAGGTCGATTGCGACGCGACCCATCTCCTGCACGGTCTCCAGCCCGAACCGGTCGGCGATCTCCTGCACCCACTCCTCGGGGGCGAGGCCGACGCCGTGATGCGCCTCGGTCGCCACGAACCGCGCCCCCTTCGAGCCAGGCTGCGCGACCGTGAGCATCTCGTCTCCCTCGACCGCGTGGCAGGCCGCGCGGAACGCGAGCATCCGCTGCGCGGGCGCCGAGAACAGCCCGTCGAGCACGTCGACCATCCACGCCGCGGACAGCCGCCGCAGGTGGAACCACGTAGGCGCCATCGCCTCGCGGAACACCAGCAGCGACTCGTCGCGCGTGACGAGGTAGCGCGCGGCGCGGCTGAGAGAGTCGCCGTCGACCGGACGACTCATCACCGCCACGTCGAGCGCAGGGTCAGGGTCGCTCGGGTTGAGACGCACCACGCGGAGGGTCTTGCTCGTCGGGTCCATGCTCTCCTGTCAGCCCAGCGCGAGCACAAACGGCGCCTGCGCGAGCTCTTCGTTGTCGAGCGTGCCGGAGCACTGCTCGTTGATCTTGGTGCGCAGCACCACGCGGAGCTTCGTGAGGTTCCCCTCGCCCTTGAACCGCTCGGGGATCGACTCGATCACGCACTGCGGGGCCATCACGACGACGTGGCGTCGCGAGGCGGCGGCGCCCGCGCGGACGATCAGGGAGAAGTGCAACTCAGTGCCCGCGTCGAACCACGTGAACACGTCGGCGTTGTCGGGCATCTCCAGCGTGATCTTCGCGAACGCCTGCACTAGCCCCTCGCCGCGAGCGACCGCGCGCTTGCCTTCGAGCGTGCCGGTGAGGCTGGTCAGGTGGATGTTGCCGAAGTTCAGCTCCATCGCCACGGTGTCGATCGCGGTGTCCACGCGGGTCGTCGTCGCGACGGGCTGGAGCCACACGATCGCGTTGCGCACCGCGAGCGGCGAGCCAGCAGGGTCTTCCGACCGCGCGACCGACAGGCCCTGCGACGAGGGGCCGGTGAAGGTCGCGGCGTTGAGCGTGAACTGGGCGAGGGCGAGGGCGTTGCGCTCGAAGCGCAGCGCGCATGACCCGTTGAGCCCGTTGAAGGTGTACTGCCTCGACGTGTCGCGCGACGACGCCGACACCGACATCGAGCGCGAGTTGGTGCGCGTCGGGTAGTAGCAGACCATCTGCACCACGTCGGCGTTGCTCGCCGGGGTGCCTGAGAGCGCGGGGTAGACGGTCAGCGTGTCGGTCGAGCGCGACCGCACCTGCGCGACCTCGAGGCCGTTGCTGGCGTTGGCGACGGCGATGATCTGCCCCGCCGGGAAGTCCGCGCCGTCGCCGCTGTCGACCGTGAACTCGGTCGCGCTCGTCGGCGTCGCGGCCTGCGTGCCCACGTCGGGGATCGACTCGCCGCCGAACACGACGCGCAGCGGGATGCGCCCCGGCATCGTCACGTCCGTCGGCAGCGTGCCCGTCTCGTCGAGCAGCGTGGCAGGGGGCTGCAGATAGTAGGAGAAGTTCACCGTTCCGCCCTTGTCGCCCGCCATGGGCGTCACGGCGTCGTAGGGCACGGGGGAGAGCTTCATCGCGTCGACGAGCACCTGCGTCGCGGTGGTCTCGACGGAGTCGCCGACAGGCGCCGCGCGGCGCAGCTGCGCGCCGGTGGTGCCGAACACAGACTCCTCGGTGAAGTAGACGGCGCCAAGATGCTCGAACGCGACGTGATCGATCGGGGTGGTGCTCACGGTGATCTCATGTGGTGACGGGGCCGTACGCTCCGGGGAAGGTGGCCCTCGTGGTCATGCTGAACGGGACCGACAACACGGCGCGGTCCTCGAGGAACTCCACAGACCATCCGTCCTCGGCGGGCGCAACGTCAATGACGTGCGGGTCGAGCCCCGCCCACGACGGCTGCCACGACACCGAGCCGAGGATCAGCGCGGCGTCCTCGCTGGCGCGGTCTTCGATGGACCCGCGGTCGGCACCGCCCAGGCGCGCTGCGTCTACGCCTGCGTCGAGCGACCCCTCGGGCTCGAAGCGGTAGCCAACACGGACGACGAGAGGGCTCACGCGCAGGTCGCGACCGTCGAGGTGGTTCTGGTAGCCGCCGAGCGGCGCCGACGACAGGATCTGCACCTCAACCGCACGCTCGACAGCGTCGGGCTCGCACGTCTCAAGCGGCCCCGACGGCAGCCGGAAGTGTCCAGCGGTGATGGTGTGCCCAGCCTCACCGGCAGCGGTGGTGAGCAGCGACAGCGCCAGCGTGCGGTGGGCGGAGAAGTACGCCATGGCTACGACCTCAACAGAGGCACGCCGCGCCAGAGGGCCTTGCCCACCTCGGCGTTGCCATCTTGGTTGGTGTCGTAGGCGACGCTGGCGAGCGCGAGGTCGAGCTCCTGCCGGAACCGCTCGCGCATGTCGTCGCGGTAGAGCACGCCCTCGGCGGTCGTGTCGGTCTCAGCGACCAGCGCGCGCACGCGGTAGGCGTGCGCGGTCGTGAGCTCGACCACGCCAGCGTATCCGCCGGGGTGGCGCTCCTTCGTCCCGAGGTCGTCCAGCAGCATCTCCCACGCGCGCTCGATCAGCGCGGGCACCCACGCGCCCGAGGGCAGGCGCTTTCGCAGGCTGGCGTCGAGGTCGAGCAGCAGCGACTCCGTGAGGTGCGAGCGCGGCGCGTAGCGGGTCACGTCGAAGGGGATCGCGATCAGCTCGCCCGTGTCGGGGTCGACCCACTCCACGCGGCTCTGCCTGACGATCTCCGCGGTGCAGGCGCTCGACACGGCGACGGTGATGCGGGTGCCTTGGAAGGCCGCTCCCGAGGCTTTGGCGCGAGCCAGCGGACGCGCCAGCGACACGGCGAGTCCAGACACCGCAGCCACCAACACCGACTCCCCGCCCGCGCTCTCCGCGCCGCCGACGAGGTAGCGTCGTCCAGCGACGATGCCCGTGGCGCTCGTCACGGCGAGAGACGTGCTGCCAGCCGCGGCGGCGCTCGACAGCGTGGTGTTGACACCATCGAGCGTCGGAGTCGGAGTCGCCTGCGCCGCGCCGCCCATCGAGCGCACGGTTGCGGTGCCAGCCCCGCTCGGGCGCGACGGCAGGTCGAAGGTGATGCTGCCGCTGCCGTTGTACTGGACCCAGCGCATCAGGCGACCTTGCGCGAGCTGGTGGACTTCGGCGTGTGCTCCTCGACGAGCCACTGGCACTGGCCGTTGGACTCCTCGACCACGCCGCGCCGATCGGGAGTCGAGGCGCGACGGTACTGCTTCGGAGCGACGCCGACGCCCCACATTGACAGCACCTTGATGGCGTCCTCGATCGCAAACGGCGACGCCTTGCGGGTGATGTCGACGTAGCGATACAGGTCGCCGCGGCTTCGCTCGCGCGCCTGGCGAGCCTCGGCGTTCCATCGCGAGAGTTCGTGCTTGTCCGCAGTGGCGGGCACGTTGCCGCCGAGGTTGCCGACCTTGGTCCGCAGCACCTTGCCCTTGAGCTCCGGTGGCATCAACCGCCCCTGCGCGTCGCGGTCGGGCGGGTTCTCGCCCTCGACGAGCGCGAGCATCCATTGCCGTCCGTGGTCGTAGATCGTCTTCCCCTCGCCGTCGGCGTTGTCGCGCAGCATCGTCACCGCGAGGTGGCGGACTGCATCGTCGGTCTGCGCGAGTGCCACCGTGAGGAGGGGCACGCCATCGCGATCGAGTCGTCGGAGTTCGTCGGCCACGTACGCGCGGCGCGACTGATCCCCGAGGTGCTCGACGGTGGCCCAGCGGTCGAAGGCGAGAGGGAGGACGATCACGATTGAGAGGCTCCTTGGTTGGTCAGACGCCCGTGACTTCGAGGACGAAGGTCACGGCAGAGAGGTCACCGCTCGCCTCGGCGTCGCTCGCGGCGCTGATGTCACGCACCTTCAGCTTGCCCGTGGCGGCCGCGTAGGACGCCGCGGTGATGAAGGTCGGCTGGTACTTGTCGTCGGCAGCGGTCGGCTGGCCGATGAGCTTGACCCCGTAGACCTTGGTGAAGCCACCGCCCGCGAGGGACGACAGGTTGATCACCGAGCCGCCCGCGTCGTAGGACGCAGGGCCGACGGCGGTGACGACAGCGCGGCGCTCGTGAACGCCGAACTCGTTGGAGAGCTGAGTGACAGACGTGAATGCGCCCATGGTCGTGTCCTCCTATCAGGCCGTAATGCCGGTGAGCTTGCCGTGCTTGCGGCGGTTGGCGACCTTGAGTGCGCACGCCATCGACGCGACGACTTCCTGGTTGTCGTTGACCTTCGCGAGGTTCTCCACCTTCAGGTCGCGGTGCATCACGAGCTGCACGCCCGACGAGAGGTCGAGCCAGTACATCTCGGTCGTCGTCATCCGGCGGATGTTGATCAGCGGGATGCCGTTGTAGGTCGGCGCCGACCGGAGGAGCCCGAGGTCGACCGGGCCAGAGAGCGGCAGGTTCATCCGCGAGTAGGACGAGCTCGCGCCCATGATCGAGACGTAGTTGGTGATCTGGTTGGCGGCGCAGAGGATCACGCTCGGCGTCGCGTTGTAGGGCACCGTGGTCAGCGCCTCGTAGGTGTCGTGCATGACCGCCGCGCTGAGCGCGCCGCCGATGCCCTGCTCGTACGCCGCCCACGTCGAGTAGGAGCCGGGAGCGAGGCCCGCGTAGGTGTCGCCGCTGTCGACGATCGACGCGATGCCGCGATCCTGCGTCGAGCCGAGCAGCGTGGACTCCAGCAGGCTGTAGAGATCCTTCGTCGCGTTGGCGATCTCGGCCTGGAGCAGATCCTCGAAGGTGCCGCCGCGCGCCACCTGATCGAGGACGTGACCCGTCACGCTGGCCACCGCGCGGAGGTAGAAGGGCGACAGCACGGCGCGCGCGAGGTTGCGGCGGTTGGTGCTGCCGATCGCCTGGTTCTCCACGAAGATCTCGGCGTTGTCCGTGCTGCTGTACTGCACGTTCCACTCGAACGGCTGCGCGCCGTTCGAGGGCACGACGAGGCCGTTCTGGAGGAGCAGGTTGTACAGGTCGGTCGGCCGCGACACGAGGTCGACGGGGATGCCGGGGCTGACGTTCTCTCGCACTGCGATGCCCGCGAGGAGGGCGTTCGTCTGGGACATGATGCGTGTCTTTCACGCGAGGGCCAGAGCGCGCGGCGGGGCCGGGTCTAGCCGTTGCTCCTGCTCGCCCTAGCGCGAGCGGTGAGGTCTTCGTTGTCGGCGGCGTCCATCTGACGGACGAGCTTGGCTGCCCATGCCATGCCAGCGTCGCCGCCCCAGAGCAGCCACGCGACGTAGGCAGGCGACTGCTTGTCGCGCTCGCGCGCGCGCCGCTCCACTGGGTTGTCGTGGCGAGCGAACCACGCGTTCATGGTGCGTGCCTTCTCGAAGGTCACGTCGTCGCCGCTTGCCATGCGCGTGGCCCACGCGACCGTCGCAGGCTGGAGGCCGTCGCCCGAGTAGCCCTGCTCATGCAGCGCCAGACCACGACGCAGCGCTTCGACGACGCCTTGCGGCGGCGCGAAGTTGATGCCGCGATAGCGGTCGGGCACTGGCATCGCTCACCCAGCCCGGCGCAGCCCGAGGGCGACCGCGGTCTTGCGTGCAAGGTCGGTCAGACCAGCCGAGGTCGACAGGTCGACAGGCGCGGGCGCAGTCGGCGGCACGACGACCGCCGACGCGGGCGAGCCACCAGCGGGCGCGAGCGGCTTGAGCAGGAAGGGCTTGCTCGCGAGGTAGCTGCGGAGGTGGTCCTCGATGGTCTGCCGCGGGTCGCGCGACACCACCACGCGCCCATCGTCGGCGACAGTAAATTGATCGGCGACGAGGGCAAGCACGGTGTCGGAGTCGATCGCTCCGACCTTCTCGGCGACCCGCACCACCTCGCTCCGCACAAGGGCGCGGCGCATCACGTCGTGGCCGTCGTGCGCGGGCGCAGGCGGGGCCTTGTGCGGCTCGACGACCGGAGGCGGTGCGACGACAGGCGGCACGACGACGGCGGGCGCAGGCGGCGGCGCTGGCACGACCACGGCGGGGGTCGGAGTCGGCACCACGACAGCTGGTGCGGGCGCGGGCGCAGGCGCGGGAGGGGTCGTCACGGGGTCCATGCCCGTCGAGTCTCTCACGCCGCTGGTGTCAAGCGCAATCACTGTCGCGCCGCATCCCGCAGGCCGTCTGCGATTTCGCGCGCTCGACGAGCGATCGGCGCGGCTAGGCAGGGCAGGTGGTACACGTCGCCGCCCGAGACGCGCACGCGCGCTCCGACGAGCGTGATTTGGTACGCGCGCGCGCCATCACCGCCAGCGCGCGTCGGCGCGAGCTCGATCACTGCGCCGGGCACGGCGTAGCGCAGGAGGTCGAGCGCGTCGTCATGGGTGCGGAGCCATGTTGGGGTCATGCGTTCTCTCTCGTCACTCGCGTCGCTGCTGTCGAGACCTGCTTCAGCAGCAGGCCGCTGTCGACGCCGATGCGGCTGTGGCCCTTGCGGCGGATGGTCGAGGGCTTGAGCTTGCGCAAGCGACTCCGCACGTCGCCACCGCTCGTCGCGAGGCGCGTCGCGAGCCTGTCGCGGTACGCCTCGGCTGCGGCCTTCCACGGCGCGCTGACCGGCGCCTTGCCCGCAGCGACCTTGCGGAGGGCGTCGACGAAGGCGTCGTTGACCTCGGCCTTCATGACGTTGGTGACCTCGCGGAAGTCCCGGCCTCCGCGCTCAAGCCACCGGAGCTTCTGCAGCGCGTCGTTGGGGAGGACGATGGCTGCGCCAGGGACGCGCCCGATCGCGGCCATGGCGAGCGCCGCGGCCTTGTCGATCTCGCGGAGACGAGTGAGACCTCTGATCGGGACGACGGCCATGGATCACTCCTCGGCTGGCGGCGGCGGCGGCTGCGAGGGCCTGCCCTCGCGCTCCTGCTCGGACTCTGCGTACTCGGTCTCGATCTGCGCGACGACCTTCGCGAGCGTCTCGTCATCGAGCGCGAGCGCGGCACTGATCGCCTGCCGGATCGCGAGCACCGTGCCCGTCGCGCCGATGCGGTCGCCGACCTGCGTCAGCAGCAGCGTCGCCTTCGCAAGCGCCTCGGCGGGGTCGTCGGCCACGAAACGCTTCGGGTAGGTCAGCGTCACGGTGATGCGGTCGAGGTCGACGCCGAGCAGGTCGGCCACCAGCGACAGCGCCTTGCGCTCGTACGCTTCGAGATCCTGCGCGAACTGCCGAGCCCGCGCCTCGAAGTCCCGCGACCTCACACGCAGCGCCTCGCCGCTCTGCGTCTGCGCGCTCTGGTCGGCCTGAACTTCGAGGCCAGCGGTCCGGTAGGCGAGCGCGATGAGGAACAGGCAGTGCGTGCGCAGGTCGGTGAGGCTGTCCGGCGGGAACGTCACCCACTGCGGCGAGCCCGCGCCCTCGGGCGCAGGGAGCGCGGTGCCGGGGCCGACGCGCAGGTCAACCTCGGGCTCGATGCCACCGCGCGCCGTCGTCGGCACCGACAGGAACGGCGGCGCCCGACGCTGCGTGTCCTCGACCTGCGAGAGCAACTGGTACACCTGTCGCCCGATCGCCGCCGGTGTCGCCGCGAGGGAGCGGCCCGAGGGCACGCGCGAGAGCGGGTCGCGACGGTGCGCCGCGAACACGACGGGAACCTTGCCGGGGACGGCGTTGGGACCGCTGGACACCGGCTGGCCGAGCACAGCCTCGCCGACGCCCTGCGACGTGCCGAGGCTGGCGACGTGACGCTCCCAGCCCTCGCGCGTGTAGCGCCAGATCGTAACCACCTGCGTCTGGCGCGTCTCGTCGACCACGGCGTCGTCGGCGTACGCGAACTCCGCGAGCCCGTCGTCGTCGTAGCGCGCCCACGCCCACGCGGTCGGCGGGATGACCCGCGCGCGAACGCTGACCTTCGCGGCGATCTCTTCCTCGCGCGTCGTCGCCGCGTTGCGGCGCGGCGGCTCGATCACGACGGCGCAGGCGCCGTGCACCGCGATCTGCCTCGCGACGTTGCTGACGTGCTCGGGCCACCGGCATCCCTCGCCGTCGAGATCCTGCACGTAGGGGCCGAGGTCGCTCAGGTCGCGCGACACGCCAGGCGCAACCGCGTCGGCGTAGGCGTCGACCACCGGCTCCGTCAGGTTCGCGTAGAACGCGAGATGCCGACGGCGTCGGAAGTCGGCGGGCTGCTCGCCCTGCCACGGGACGAGGTACGTGCGCTCCGTGCCGCGCGGTACCTCGACGGCGACCTCTCGACCGCTCTCGGTGCGGCGCAGCTCGTAGCCGTAGAGCCGCGCGGTGCCGAGCGTCGGTGAGCTCGGGTGCTCCCAGTGCCATCCGCCTCGATAGGCGTCGCTCAGGAACGCGTGCCAGCCACGGGCCTCGTCGAACGTGTGTCGGTCATCCACGGTGCAGCTCCATCACGCCGTATCTCAGCGCGTCCATCGCGTCGTCGTTGATCTTGTCGACGTCCTCGGTGAAGGCGCCGTCGCGGCCGCGCCGCCGCGAGTACGACTCGAACTCCCCGATCGTATGCGCGCAGGCGTCTGAGATCCACAGCGCGCTGCGCCCGAGCACAGGGCCGCTCTGCACGCGCTCGACGGTCCACTCAAGCAGGGCGCTGACGCGCCTCAGGCCCTCGCCCACGTCGTTGCGCGCCTCGTAGGTGCGCGCGGCGCCGCGCAGGTAGCGCCCGACGCTCTCGATGTGTCCCGGCTGCGACGGGTCGCAGAACACCCGCGTCGCGCGGTAGCGCCTGCACAGGTCCGCGATGATCGGGAGCCACCCGTCGGAGGTCGCCGCGACGACCTTCCCTCGGTGGACTTCCTCGTGGATGACGTAGAGGTCCGCTCCGTCGGTGGCGAGCACCAGCGCGACGCCGGGGTGCGTCCAGCCCCAGTCAACAGCGACGATCACGTCAGCCCAACTGCGCCCCGCGAGGTCGCCCGCGCGGCGTACGTGCACGTCGCGCGAGAAGCTCTCGTACACCTGCCCCTCGACGCTGCCGAACTCGGCATCAAGCCACTGGCGGCACCAAGCCTTCGTGGCGCCGGGGCGCGAGCGGAGCGACGCCTCGAAGTCCGACGGCAGGTGCGGGTTGTCACGGGTGCGCGCGCGCACGACGCGGCGCCTGCCGTCGGTCCACGACAGCGCGTCGCCGGTGCGTCCCTCGCCGGGGCCGGTCCCGAAGTCCAACGCCGTCCAATGGCCCCGCGTCTGCGGCGGGCCGATCACGAGCTGCCGACGCTGGCGCCCCGGATGTCCTCGACGCAGACGCGCCGCGAGCACGCGGATGGGGTCGTGCGACCGCTCGCGCGTCGCCTCGTCGAACACCAGCCACGCCGCGTTCATCCCCTCGAGGCTCTCGGTCGCGACGGTCGAGCGCAGCCAGATGCGCGACTCGCCAGCAGGCGTCGGGATCGCGAGGTACGCGCCGAACAAAGGGTCGCGGCTGAACCGCCAGCAGGCGCGCGGGATGTTGCGCTCCCACTCCGTGAACCAGCTCTGGAACAACAGCGGGAACGTCGGCGCGGCGACGATGCCAGCGAAGCCGGGGTGCGTCTGCGTCGCGAGCGAGAACGCCTCCCAAACGGCCAGCGTTGTCTTGCCGGTGCCGTAGCCGCACGCGGCCCACACCTCGGCCTCAGGCGCGTCGTGGATGGCCTGCTGCCGTTCGTGCGGGGCGTAGGTGACCACCACGCGGTCGAGCGGCTGCGCGGCGGCGATCACGTCGCCTCGCGCGGGCGCACCAGCGACGCGGGCAGCTCGATCACGACGGTCGGCGTCTGCTGCCCCGCAGCGGCCTTGTCGGCCTCGGCCTTGGCAATGTCAGCCTCCCACCGCGCGCGCCGCGCGTCGTGCCGCGCCTTCGGGTCGCCGCGGCGGTGGTCGAGCTGCCACGCGGCGGCGCGCCAGTCTTTCTGCGCCGCCTTCGAGACGGTCGCCGCAAGGCCGACGTTGGCGGCGGCGTACGCCTCGCGCGCCCGCTCGACGAGCTCGCGCACGTCGTCGTTCGTGCACGCCCCCTCGCGCACGCTCTTCGACCAGTCCATCCATGTGCGCCAGGGGATGCCCGCGCTCTCCGCGGCGTCGCGGTAGAGCGCGCCCGCGCGCAGGGCGTTCAGCAGCCGGTCGCGCTTCTCGCGCGTGATGGCGTGCGCGCGACCCATCAGGCGCGCTTCTCACGCGTGACGAGACGCATCGCGGCGGCGGTCGGTGACTCCATCACGGCGTCAGGCTTGCGCAGCAGCGGTTGCTTGAATCGCTTGTAGTCGACGTGGTGGTGGTGGCGGTTGAACTTCCACACGAGGCGCGTCACGTCGGGGTGCACTGCCTTGAGCATCTCGCTCTTCGGAGCGGTGCCTTCCTTCGCATAGAACTCGGCCGTGTTGCCGCCTCCAAGGGTTTGCGTCGCCACCTTCCACTGAAGAAAAGCGTTGAACTGAACCGTGCACCAACCCGCTTTGAGCATATCGAGCGAGAGGATCGTGTCTTCGTTGTACCGCCCGCGCCATCGGAACGGCACGTCGTTGCGGATGAGATTGCATGAGTAGATGCGCGTATTCGTGACGAACGGCGACCTCTTGCTGCGGCAATCAACGAACATGAAGTAGTTCGGTCCCGCCATCGAGACGTTCGCGTAGCGCAAAACGAAGTCTTCTTGCGCGCGCCAGAACGCCGGAGTGCGGCAGGCGATCTTCTTGTTGGTGTGGAGTCGATCGAACCGATAAATGTTGTCGTCCATCACCCAGTGCCACGCGTGGCCGTTGGCGATGGAGTGATCCCAGATGAAGTTGCGCGCTGGACCGGGGCCGGTGCTCTTCGTCAGGCCGAGGTCGTCGCAGAGCTCGTACCGGGACTTGTAGGCCATGTCGAGCGGAAGCACCGTCGCGAGAGACCCGCGCGAGGCGCGCTCGTACTGCTCGACCTCCTGCGGCTCAACTACGAGGTAGTGCGGTACGCCCTGCTCGGTGAGTGCGTTCGATGTGAGCCGCTTCGTCCATCGCCCCTTCGTGGGCACATACAGCGGGAAGCGCGGAAGCATTTCAGTCCGCCTCAACGTACGCACGGTCAGAGAAGCATCCGACCTCGCGCTCTTCGCCTGCCTCCGTGCGAGGAGGAAACCACGTTGACTTGGAGCCGCCCGGAAACGTCGCTCCAATGAGTCGCGCGAATTCGTCAAAGTCCTCGTCGCTTGCGAAGTGCACGACGATGTGACGGTGCGACTTGTGATCCTGCGACTCGTAGTCCGGCATCCCCTCCCACTCTGCCGAAGCGTCGCCCGCTTTGATGCCGTCGCGAGGAGCCTGCGGCCCCGACGCCAGCACCGCGTCGCCCGCGGCCTTCACGAGCGCATCCAGCGCCTCGCCGCCGAAGCCCATGTCGCTCATCACGGCGGCGTCGCGGCCGAACTGCGCCGCCATCGCGACGATCGCCTCGGCGCTGTCGGTGCCCTGCAGGCCGCGGGCGTTGTCCGCGAGGGTCATGGCGTCGGCCTCGGCGTCGGACACGTCGACGACGCGCACGGGCACGCAGCCGGGCGGACCGCCGAACGAGTGCTCGGCGCCGCCGCGCATCTCACCGTCGACCTCGATGCCCTGCAAG